ATCGTGGTTCGGCTCACTTAGTGGGTGGTAGTCTATGTCTTTCGGTTTCCCTTTCAACTTCTCACCGGCTACGAACGCAGTCACCTCGTCCTTATCTCCATATATAAGTATGACTACATCACTTCTATATCCCATGCTACACCAACCCTGCCATCTGACTAACTAGGCTATCTATCTGATTAACTGCTTTCTCACGTACCGTCTGACTGCTACGTAGCATATCCTTACCCATCGGGTTCGCATACTGTCCAACAAGACTTCGTAGGTCGTCAATTTTATTCTGGATTGCAGGGTCGTCGGATAGATTGACTTTGTTCATACGCTCTGCGACATCTACTATATTGTCTATGAGCGTATCTCTGAACACACTACCGTTGTTACCAATAGGTACGCTTAACTTCTCAATCGCACGTTTCATCGGTGTTATCATCGAGTTGAGTACATGAGTAGTCGCTGACGTTTCCGCGTCGTCTAACTGTTGCTGCAGGGAAGCTTTGTCTTCGTCTGATATCCCTACCCTAAAGTCACCGGTCGTCGGTACGGGCATGTATCTAACGTCCACACCAAACTTGGCTCGTAACTCATCTACGTTGGGGTAGTCGCTTGGGTCTGCTAAGTTCGGTTTCCCTCTAACTACTGCAATCTTTGCAAGTCTGACTAAATCCTTCTGAACTTCATCGTCCCAAACAACACACAAGGAGTTAACTGCTTGGTTCGCAGTGTCTACTAATTGTCGCAGTCCGCTAGTGAAGTCCATGTAGTGGTCGATGTTCAGCATATCCACGCCGGTAGTCCAAGGCACAGTGTTGTCCTTGACGTATGTATAGACGTCGGTGAACTTTGAGATAGTATCTTTCACTTTGTTATCTCTACCCTCGAACAAGTGTTTGTTCACGTTACCCGCTCCGTACTTCTTGGATTCCTCTTGGTCTAGTTTGTACGGTGAGTACATACGACGTTTAACGCTTATCAGCACCGCTTTCTCATCGAGTCCTTTCACACTAATTGTCTGTTTCGTCACCGTCACGGGTTTGTGATCGGGTTCAACGACGGTGGGCGATGAGTCGTGAGTCACTTCGGGCAGTGGGGCGTCGTTCGTTTCCACTGCTGTGTTTATGGCGTTAGCCAATATGTCATTCATGTTCATACTTATGCTCCTACTTGTGAAAATAATATGTACGCCGTGTAGGCATACAATCCAACTACAATAAACGCGAACGCTATTGCTATATTAACTATTGTGTTCATTTCGTTTCTCCTTTTTTGATTTCTGATACGCTGTCATAAACTCACGTTTAATATCTTTACGTAGACAACCACATGATTTGGTTCTGCCGGTGCGTAGGTTCTGTGGATTAACACTTATCTTCTTACCACACTCACACTCGCATATCCACTGCTTATGTTGTACATCGTAATACTTAGCAGTTAACCTACCAAATGATTCTCCCGTTACGTCTATAAGCCTTTTGCGAAATTGCATGGTCATTAGTTACCACCCATGAAAATGTCCTTGTTCGCTACTGCCCAAGTGATAAAGTCTTTCGTCTGTTGCAACTCGGGGTGAAGTCTCAGGGCGTCGGTGACGTACACCATCTGAAACTCTTTAGGCATACGGTTGATATAAATCATATCCCTACCAAAAGCATCAGGCTCAGTCGTCATACTTAGGGCTGTCGCCACTGCATACTTAACTGCCGGCTCATCGGGTATCTCTGTCTTGTCGGGGTTGAGTCTAATACTATCAACTGATGGCATTTTCCCCATGAGCGAACGTGCCGCTACCCATTCCGCCGCCGCACCTTCTCCAACTTTGCCTTCACAAGCATACATATATAAGTCGGTCGGTAGTTCGCGTGGCACTTCAGTAAATAGTTGAGTCCAAGCACGTTGTGTTGGATTAACCGAACGGTTAGCATCGAAGTCGTTAAGCAGTTGAGGTCTTAACCGCATGAACGCAATACCTAACGGGTCGACATCATGTTCCATCGCCCAACCACACCAATCGTCTAGGCTCGTTTCCATCTCAAACTCATACATACGGTTGGATAAGTGAGTGAGCATCTGTTTCGCACCTGCTCTGTCTTCCACTCTGTTACCCGTTACTAGAAACCGCACGTCTTTGTCTAGTTTGAATGTTGGAGTCTTACGTTCCAAGATAAATCCCGCCGCCCACGTTTGGTGGTGTGTCGATGACTGTGGCAGTTCTTCCAAGACAATCAGACCTGCACCCGTTCCCTCTCTGAAGTTATAAAACATTTCGGTGGGGTTGAAGATAGTCTGACCATCTACTACTGATGGCACACCGGTGAAGTCCACTACGTCGTGGTTGTTAACGTGTACCACAAGGATACGGTCGTCTGCGATATCTAGGTTGTGTCCTACTTGAATACAAGCGTCTGACTTACCCATTCCCGGCTTACCCTTGAAGAATGGTACTGCTGATGGTGATTTACGTAGTATTGATGTCGCTACGTCTACGACTTGGTTAATCGATGGCATTGTTATGCTCTCCTTTGTTGTTAAGATGGTTGCGAGGGTTGCGATGAGTCGTGTTAAGTGGCACGTTACTTTACTCGGGGTTGTACTCCTCTTTTGTTAGTGAATGCTGAACCCAAGGCATGGCGATGCACTCACCCGATTGATAAACGGATAAGTCCTTGTTCAGATGATACTCGCCACAACCGGTGGCGAAGTTAATAAATATCCAAGCGAGTGGTGTTGCTATTGCTATGGACATGAGTATAGATATGAGTACGGATTTTAATCGTAGCATTTTTATCTCCTAGGGGTTGACAGCGTTGAAAACAGATGTTAACATGACAGCGTCTGTCATGTTAGTAAGGACATAACGCCAAATAAGGTAATAAGACAAAGTTTGTATTAAGACATTGTATTAAGACAATAAGACACGCGTAAGTCCTTGATATTCCAGTAATAAGACATTAAGACACAGTTTCAGAGAGAGGTCGGGGCAGGTTTCTGTGGCTGTTCTTTTTTTAGACGCAACTCTCTCTTACTTTTTAAAACTTTATCTCTCTCTTTTATTATGTCTTAATGTCTTAATGTCTTAATAGGCTTATTTTTCCCCGCTACTAAAGCATTTTGTAATAAGACACCTAATAAGACACACTTTTTCGTGTCTTAATAGGTTTTGGTTTAAAATCATAGAATACTCGCTAGAATACGCTATGATTTTAAGGGGCAATCTCTCACCCACTTAAAACGTTTTGTTGGATTAAGCCGCGATTGAGTCGTTAGTCGCAGTCAGTCCTTCGACTTTATCTTCAAGCAATCTCATTGCTACTTCAAAATCTTCAGACTTAATCTCTTGACCTTTTTCAGTAGCCTTGTCGATACGCTTACGGAGTGCTACTAGACTTTGTGTAATGTCTAACGGCTTGTCCTCTGTTGTAGCGTTGCCATTCATGCTATACCAATCTACTGATTCGTCTGTCAAGAATTTAACTACTTCAACGCCCGAACCTTTAGTATTCGCACCGTCACCAAAATGAGTTTCGTTTTTCATTTTGGTATTAACCTTGAACGTCTGTGTCTTTTCGTTGTATCGTGCAAAGCCATACTCATGCACCCATCTAACGATTTTGCTCTTGCTTAAGCCCGTTGATACCGCTAAGAGAGCGTCATAGTCCGTTACACGACCGTTCTCGTAAGCATGACCTGCTATGCTCACTAACACTTCTTGAACGTTAGAACGCGTGTTTTTCATTGACGTTTTGATACCACCGATTTTCTTACTAATTGCTTTATTGTCTAGCATGTATTACTCCTTTGGATTATTTAAAAGTGAAATCACATGATTTCATTAAGCACACAACTGTTTATGCACTTAATGAAATCATGCCACGTGTAGTCGGCACAATTCCATATTCGGTTTGTCGGTGGTTAATAGACTTGTACCCATACGCTTAGTATTTCGGTCGTTCACCACACACAAGGATATTGAGTACGCCACTACTCTCATTCTTTGTGCAAGCCCATATATTTTTACTATTCTATGGGTGTCCTACCTCAGCGTATTAAAGCATTCTTGTAGGAGCGGGAGACTTCCATTAGGTAACTAGCCTAACTGTCCGACATACGTCGTATCACAGTGCCCGAGTGTGTTTTATTTCATAGGTCGAAAGGTCAGCACTTACCCAAAAATGGGGGCGGTTCACTTCTTTACCATTGCCGGACTTTATCAGTCAGACGCTTTTAACACGAAACCCAAAAGCGGGGAGGGGGCTTAATTTTTTGTATAGAGCAAGCCGTCGTAAATGCTCTCAATAGTCTTGAAGTGGCATGACCTCGTAATGGAGGGTGGGTTCACTTCTTACACCATAGGATTGAGGTCAAAGTCGAGGGGGTAGGGAACGCAGAGGGGTGGGTGTACCCACCCATGCTTATGTACCACGTATAACACAACCTATAAAAATACTATACAGCTCAAAAAGAACCACTCCTAAAATTCCCGCCCAAAAAATCCCAGCCCTGCTAAAATAGTCTAATTATTGACAAACACCTGTTTATACAGGTACACTTGGCATTATGAGCAATCAAGTAGATAAACTTACGGACCCAGAGTTCGCCCACACCTCCATACTTTCTCGCGGCCAGCTGCAGATGATCGAGGACGACCCTGCAAAAATGGAAACGTTAGCCCGCCTTATGGGAGCAGTTAACTTGGATAACCTATTCCGCCACATGCAGAACCCCACTATTAATCCTGCCACTCGCTTGGAGTTCCAGAAGATGTTGAACAAGATGGGTAAGCTTGAGCCTGATGGCAAAGACGTAGTTGGTGCAAGTGGGCCGCAAGTAATCATAAACATAACACGTGCTAAAGACCGTGAAGAAGAAGCGATAACTATCGAAGGAACTACCCTCGAAGCATGAGTACAGTCCCACAAACACCTGCACATGAGATAAATTTTGAGGTAATTAAGTCACTAGATGACTTTTTCTACTCTGAAAAGTTCATCGCGCTAGCAGTAGGCCCCGTTGGTTCGACTAAAACGACAGCCGGTATTATGAAAATACTACATCACGCAGCCGTAATGGCACCGTGTAAGGATGGAATACGTCGTTCTCGAGCCATTTGGGTACGTAATACGCGAGAGCAATTACGTGATACATCCATACCAGACTTTATGAAGTGGATACCCGATGGCATTATGGGTAGTTTCCTGAAGACGGAATACAAATTCGTTATAAAAGTTGGTGATATAGAGTGTGAAGTACTATTCAGGGGACTAGATGACGCGAACGACGTACGTCGACTGTTGTCTCTTCAGGCATCCTTTTTTATATTCGACGAGTTTAGAGAAATTCACCCAGACATCTTCAACGCTGCACAGGGTCGTCTAGGTCGTTACCCCGATAAGATGATGAACACAGTTGGTTGTAAGTCAGACGATGGTAAACCTAACGCCCACCTATGGGGGATGACTAACCCGCCAGACCAGGATACCTTTTGGGAAGACCTCCTTAGTGAGCCGCCTGACAACTGTCATGTATCTATACAACCATCAGGGCTAGCACCGGAAGCAGACTGGACACAGTTCCTCCCGGATGATTATTACGATAACCTTGCGAAAGGTAAAACGGAAGACTGGGTCGACGTATATATCCACGCTAAGTTTGGTAAATCACTGTCCGGGCAGCCTGTGTTCAAGTCGTTTGACAGAACGAACCACACGTCTAATGAAGACATAGTGCCTATGTTCAGTGAGTCTCCACTGCTTATAGGCATCGATGCAGGGCTGACACCAGCCGCTGTAATCGGGCAGGTAATATATGATGGTCGCTTGGTTATTTATGACTCGATAATTTCAGAAGACATGGGCGCCCTACGGTTCGTAAGAGAACGTCTTAAGCCTCTGTTAGCTAACAAATTTCCAGGACGCAGC